CGGAGTCTGGTAAGGACGATCCTGCTATCGCCAGCCTAGTCGAGGCGATGGAGCGCGAGATGCCAGGGATGATCGGCGCGCAACCTTCTGATGATGATCTTAGGATGATCGATGAGGTTAAGGGTGGACATCAGGACGATAGCCAAATTCCTCCGGGACATACGGCGGCAGGCGTTCCCGGAATCGGAATGGCTCCGGGCACCCAAACCTTAGCTCCGGTCGGACCTAACAATTCGATCAACCCGATGTCCCAGGGCTCATGCCCTCATTGCGGAGCTATGGTCACCCCTGGTCAGGGGGTATGCCCGCAATGCAACTCAGCCGTGAGTCCGATGCAGCAGGGCGCTACGGCAGTTAATCCACAAGCTCCTGTAGGTCCCGCAGGGCAGGCTATGCAACCGGTTATGGCGGCTAACCAGGGTCCTCACAACCCTGAGCAGTTCCAGGCCGTCATGCAGTATCTCCAGCAGGAAGGTCGGGACGAACTTATTCCCGACCTTATTGAACATCCTGAAAACTATGGGGATATTCTAGCGGAGATTCAGGGTAAGAGCCAGCCGCCAAATCCCGATCCAGATCCGGGTCCAGCACCGCCTATGGATCCATCGATGATGATGCAGCAGGGGATGCCTTCGGGAGGAGGAGGTATGCCTCCCCAGGGTATGCCGATGCAGGGCCGCGCAGGAGGAATCGGTTCACGTATGGAGATCGATCTTCCGTGCCCGCACTGCCATAAGACCGGAGGAGTCGGTTATTACCCATCGAGCCAAGATTGTCAGTGCCGAAATTGCGGTTACGAATTCCCCGCAGGTAATGACCAAGGGCGAGAGCAGCAAATGGATGTAGAAGATTACCGAAGCCCGGAAGGACTCGAACCCGCACCGGCAGGGCTCGGACCCATCCACCAAGGAGCGGCAGATCCGGTCACTCCTCCATGCCCGAAGTGTGGCTCTCACACCACCGGTATCATCACCGACTCCGGTCAGGCTCAGTGCTCCAACTGCAATCACAAGTGGCAGACCAACGTTGAGGTCCAGGGAGAGAAGACTCCCGTGCAGCCGAAGGCCAGCGCAGAGAATCCTTGGGTCACTCAGGACGGCCAGCCGCTTGTTGTAGGACAAGAGTATGAGATGTACTCGTCCAAGTATGATGTTCCGGACGTTGTGAAGATTACTGCGGTCAAGCCCAACTCGATTGAGTACACGTTGACCGGAGCCTATGGCCTAGAGCACCGGACAGCGGTGACTCGTGAAGAGGCGCAGTTGGATGGACTCAGCTTTGTTTCCTCCGATGGCGCGGACGATATGGCTCCGGATACAAACCTCAATGAGCAGCAGCCCAACGATCAGATGCAGGTTCCGGCCGAGACCCATCAGGCTAACAGCGAGTCCGATGTTTGGTTACTGGTTTATCACTATGGGCTGGACGAGCGAACCGCCCGCGAGGTATTAGCTGACCCCAAGACTCAGGGAATCGTCCAGCAGTGGAAGCAGGGTATCCCCGACGTTCAGACAGAACCGGGGCGCTCGATGCTCGATGAGTCGCCCTGGGATTTCCAAAACCGGAGGATGAAGGCCGCCCAGGCTCCGGGAAACGAAATAGACCCACAGGTTCTTCCTCATTTTCAGCAGGCATTCCAGCATGCTCGGCAAAATGGCGTAGATCAGGCTCACCAATTCCTACTTCAGAACCTACAACGGTACGATCCTCGACGGGCTACGAGCCTGGCTGATGACTGGCGAGCAAAGTATGACCGTCTCTTCGGCAACGGCGGGCCTATGGGCGAGCCTAATTTCGCTCCCAACGACGTTGGACCAAACGTACTTAAAATGGCGGGCAAGAAGTTCACCCCGATGGAGCAGCGCGAATTCATCGATGAGCCGGGCAAGGCCCGCAATGCAGAGAAGCTAGACCTAGAAGGCACCCACTACACAGAAAGCCGCACCCATAGCCTCCTAGATGATTCGTATTTCCTCTTTGGTCTATAACAAGCCAGAGTGTTACTTTAATCTTCCACTGAACCGAGAATAAAGAATAGAATGCTTTACGCAAAAAGAACAGTCCGTTGCTCCGCTGCTAACATGACGCGCGAGGCTGCCCAGAAGTCACTTAAGAAGAACTTCTCTGAGGCCGAGCTTTTAGATCTTAAGCGTCAGGGGAACCAATGGGTGGCGACCCTGCTTGAGCCCAAGCAGGCCGAATTCCCTCCCAAGAAGGATGATTCCGATAGCGCGCCCGAAGGCAACCCATTCTCAGAAGACAAGAGCGACTCAGACTCCGGAGATTCCGGAGACGACTCGTCATCGAACGATGGCCCGCCATCCGATGACTCTAAGGGTCCAAAGCCTCCTAAGGAAGATGGATCGAAGGGCGAAAAGGGCGAGCTAGCCGCCGTTCTCGATCTCATCACCCAGATCGCCGACAAGCTAGGAATCGTCCCTGGCGGCGACCCGATGGCTCCCGGAGCAGAGGATCCAATGGCGGACCCGATGGCTGGCCCGCCCGCGCCTCCTGCGGGACCTCCCGGTGCCGGTGGCCCTCCGGGTCCAGGTCACGGCAATGAGATCCTTCATCGTACAAAGCTAAAGCCCGGCGAAACTCCTCCAGGAGGAACGCCCATTGGTGCCCCAGCTTTCGCGAGTACACAAAGCTCTGAGCATGAGCAGTTGGCTCGCATGGCTTCGTTCGACGCCTTTGACGACACCCCTGGCAAGTCCATTAGGCAGGCTCACGATGAGCTAACCGCGCTTTATGGACCGCATGGATTCGCTGTCCGTCAAATTAAGCGCGTCGAGGGTGGCCGTCGTCTTGCCGCCAAACTCTCCAGAAAGTAACCCGCATGGCAAACGAGCAAACGATAACGGAGGAGTTCAACCGCCTCCGGGGTCGAATGTGCGGTCTAATCGAGAGTTTCGGCCTCCCGGAGAAGCAAGAGCGCGGGGCTATCAATACCCTAAAGTCCTTGAGCTACGACGCCCAAAAGGCGATCACTGAGTCGCTGAAGGACTAAACAACCACAAGAGAGGGAATGCTAGGGCAATGTATATGGTCCTAGCATCCCTCTTTTTATTTGTGGTGTTGGTTATACTGATTCTGATATGCTAGCCCGACATTTCGGACACAAGTAATCTGAGGAGTCGGGGTTTTCGGCTTCGCAGTTGCCACAGACTCTCCGGGAAAGTAGGATCCATACCCCATCGGCGGATCTTTGGGGCCACCACCTCACTTTCCACCTAATAGGTGATTCGTGAAACGGCGACGACGACGACTCGATGCGGTCAGCGTGCCAATATTCAAAGCCCCCCTCGGTGCGCTCGCGGCTTTTGAATTCCCATAGTGCCCACTGCACATCGGAATTCTCGTACCTCCAGACCTGACCTGGCTTAGGACTCTCGACAGACTCGGCAGAGGTAGTCATCCTTCGCCGCCTCCCTTACTAGCCCGCACTCAGGACAGTCAATGACCTGTCCGTATTTCTGAATCTTCGTCCCGCAATCAGGACAGGAGGCGCGGATCATCCTCCGTCCGTTCTTGGCCTCGATCTGTTCCCAAGCCAAAATCGTGACGTGCTTCTTTTCCTTCATGCAGTAGCCCGTGTTGGGCGGGTTCTCTGCAATCGGCTTGGCAACAATACCTTCGGTTGCCTTCCGCCCATTGGCGAGGTTGATACTTCTTTCCTTACACGCCGACTTTGAACGTCTCTTGGTCGTCAGGCGCTCGACGTAGGCGAAGTTCCATCCTACCCCCTTCCTTGCGCCCGGCCCGTACCTCTTGAAGAAGAACGAGTAGTACCAGCCGTCCTGATCAGGGCGCATGGTCCAGGCCCCCGCTCCTGCCCGGCCGACAACATAGTTCCAGTGTACGCCGCCAAACGGACCTGGATTATAGAAGTGCGGCGTCTGCTCAGATGCCGACAAAGATACTCGGGGAGCCATGGAGAGCATGGTAGCAGCCAATTAGCCGCAGGTCAAGCGAAACAAGCTAAAAATCGCACGTATTCAGTGCCGCGAGGCCAATCGGTTGGAGTTCCACGCTTACTTGTTGGAGCCCCCGCAGCGTAAGAAGTAGCATGCTTCGCAAATTCGCTTCCCTTGAACAAGCTCAGGTATTATCCCTCAAGGGATCATCCACAAGGCGTCAGGCTTCGCTAGATAAGATCTCGGAGTTTAGCGACTACCGCACCGAAGACGGCTATCTCTACGCGCGCATTCGCGCGATCTCTTCGAGAGTAAATAAGAATCACGACGGCTGGCCTTCGGTCGAGCTAGCGGGCGGCGAGGACGTATTCCGCCAGCATCAATCTTCTGAAGGCGGATTCACCGTCGAAGCATCCCGAGGAGCCAAGCACGGATTCTCTACCTTTCTTGGGAAGCCCATCTTTGTAGATCATAATAACTCCAACCCCGACCGCGCTCGCGGAGTTATCGTTGACGCCAAGCTGCATGTCGAGGATCACCGCACGGCCTCGGAATTGGATCCTTATTACGCTTCGGCCCCGGATAACCACATGCCGCCAACGTGGGTGGAGCTTCTCCTGGAAGTTGATGCTAAGTCCTTTCCTAAGCTCGCCAAGGCCATTGTTGAAGGAAGCAAGGACCCTAAGAAGGGTATCGATGGCTTCTCCATGGGATGCGATGTTGAACGCTCAGTGTGCAGTATTTGTAAAAATTCTGCCACATCCCCCGACGACTTTTGTAAGCACGTAAAACTCAAGGGAGCGGAATTTGATTGGATTAATCCTAAAAATGGTCGTAAAGAGTCAAAGAGATCTTATGAAGACTGCTACGGAATCAAGTTCTTTGAAATATCTGCTGTCTTCGATCCGGCAGACGAAACGGCGCTGATCAAGGAAGTGCGTCATGAAGCTCGGCAAAGTTCTGTACATACCGCAGAGCACCCATTGCCCCAGGCAGACATGATGACGGCTCCCGAATATGTAGACACTCTTCGGGAGGAAGAAATCTGCCCGGTCTGCGGATCGAACATGGACGAGGGCCATCAATGCGAGGTGTGTGGATACGTCGCCCCTCCTGAGGGACTAGACAACCCGGACCTCGGTAAGGCCCACGACACCAACGCTTTGCAGGACCCTCAGGACTTAGGCAACCCTGCTGAAAATGTAGATATAACAACCCACCCTAGTACACCTGATGCGGCACAGCCTACAAACAACCAGATTGCCGCCTCAGTAACAAACGAGATGTCTTGGAGAATTCATCACCCCCGCGTGGCACAGATCAACTCTGTTGAGCGACCTTTGCAATCTAATCCTCGTCCGGCTACAAACGAGCCGCGAGAGACGGTCATTTCCGACCAGACTAAACCAGTAACCAATCGCACCGCAGCGTCAATGATTGCGGCTGTTAACCAAGGAGAACCAATGAGCAGCATTAGGACTGCCGCCGATGCTCCAACCGCAGATACTCGCGCAGATAATCGCGTTGATGTGACCGGCGTTGGCGGTGTAATGGATTCGAGCAATGAGAAGGCCTCAACGCCTGACGTTGACACCGAAGTAGAAGGAAAGGGAGCCGTCACGGACGGTTCGAACCAAGAGGCTTCAAAGGCTGACCGTCGTGAAGATCTGCCTACGGCAGGCAAGGATTCTGACGACGCTGGCTTTAACAAGGATAAGACAACGGATGACTCTGGGAAGACTAAGACATTCGATAATTCAAACGAGCCGAACTCTGCCGTTACGAACGAAGCATTTCCTACGGCATCGACGCATGCGGCGGGCGATGACAAGGCCTACCCAGATGAAGACGGTGGCCTCGCGGGTGGATCGGCTAATAAGGGAACTCAGCCGGTTGATCCGGTAGGCAAGGCCGATGACCGTGTTGATGTTCTTGACCATGTGACTTCCCCGGAGAACAACTCGGGGAAGACAAAGACCTGGACCGGCACCGATGGCAACGGTGTGACGAAGCAGCAGCCCGCCGTCACCCGTGAGGTCTTTGCCCCGTGGACTTCTTCAGTGGTGGAAATCCTGAAGATCGCTGACGCGGAGGTCGAGCTTGGCCTTATCGACGCTGAGCAAAAGTATGACCGTATCGCCGAGCTAGAGCAGGAGGCTCCGGAGTCCATCGCAGCGACGGCCAAGGTTCTGGCTCGCGTCAAGACCGCTGGCCTCAAGAAGAACGCCGCGACCAAGCAGGGTGGCGTAGGCCGTATGCCATCGCTTCGCCAGGCTTCCGCTGCCCGTCAGGATTCTCCTGACGAAGCCGTATTCTGGTAATCAAGCTAGCTAGTCATAGAAATTTTAAGGAAGGCCCTTACTTTTCAGTTTGGGCCTTCTTTATATCTATGACGGGCCGCATACGCGGACCTAATCACTAATCAAGGAAACTGATGCTAAGAATCGGAAATCTCCGTAATAAGTACCAGAAGCGCTTGATTCGTCCGCTGTATGCGCAGACGCAGGCTACGCCCTATGCAGCAGTGCTCGATGATTCGCTGAAGGACGCCACAGGCTCCTTTGTCTTCACCGCCAACTCCTTCAAGTACAAGAACGGTCTCGTTCCCGGTACTGTGATGGTTAACCGTGGAGATAAGGTTACTGTTGCCACTGGTGCTAACCCAGCTTCCGCTGGAGCAGGACCGCTGGCCTTTGGTCTCCTCGCCAACTTCGTTGGTGGAGAACTAAATGATCTTGGAGACGAGAATTACGTAGGAGTTTGGCGTGGTCCTGACTCGGTGTACGAGATTCTTGCTCCCGGCTTTGACGACACCGGCCTCTCAGCAGCTTGGGACGCCTCAACTCAGGGCCTCTCTGTTCCGCTGTACGCAGGAACAGACGGACGCCTCGGCTACAACGCTTCTCCTGGTAACCGCCAGGTCGTTGCTTACCTAATCGAGCGCCCATCAGCTTCCCGAATCGTAGTTGACCTAAAGGTATAAGGTAAATATGTCTGATTTTGCATTCAGAGGACGCCAGGCAGTTGCCTCATCCGACTACGAGGAGAAGCTTAAGGACCTTCCGAAGCTGACGAAGCAGGCGAAGGCTAAGGCGTTGGAGTCGATCCTCGCCGACAAGAAGAACGCCATGCAGCGCATCGGTCAGGGAATGATCGGTCCTATCCAGATCCGTCTTCGTTACGAGGGAATCGTACGTAACGTTCTGGTCGAGGACACGCTAGAGCGTGGTCCGCTCATGCCGTATGACATCCTGGACGATCTTGGCCGCGCGTACGTGCTCAACAGCACGGACTCTGAGGTTAAGATTACTCCGTTCGAAGGCAAGCAGGCCTTCCCGCAGCTATTCCGCATCGCTTCGTTCCCACGAATCCGTAAGGAAGATCTGTACTACCTGCGTGTCAACGCTGTGGAGTACGCACAGGACGAAACCCGCCAGGCCATCCAGAAGCAGGAGGACGCTCGTCTTATTGTCCTTCTGGAGAACGCGATCACCGACCTTGGAGCAGTCCGAGGCAACGTCGCCGGAATTTCCAACACCATTGGTGCTGGACAGACCGGTGGTGTCGCAACCGGAATCGCGGCTGGTCCTGCTGGCGCGGTCAACGAGCAGACGGTGCTCATCGGTGCAGGTAATGCACTAGAGCCGGGCGACTTCTACAACGCGGTCACCCAGATCGAGATCAACCAGCTAGAGGCTTCGCGCGTCCTTGCCCACCCGGCAGATATCCGCGATCTCTACACCTGGGACATCAACGTCACCGGCTTCCGCTTCAAGGACGAGGTATTCGCTGGAGGAAAGATCACCACCTTCGGTGAGTTCCAGATCCAGAAGTCGATTATTGTTCCGCAGGGAGAAATCTTCCTAACGGCCGATCCTGAGTTCGTCGGCGTCATGCCAGTCATGTACTCGCTGGATGTCGAGGAGAACCATCAGGTCGAGCAGTTCTACAAGGGATGGGTCATGGACGAGCTTATCGGCATGCTTGTGCTGAACGCTCGCGGTCTTGCCCGCATCCTGAAGGCTGGCTCAACAGCCGTGCCGGGCAAGCTAGATATCACTGGACTGCAATAAGTCCAGCGGTTAAGGGGATAGACAAAGAGAAGGCCCGGCAATCCCTTGCCGGGCCTTCTCTATTTTGCAGCGAGCTTCCCCGATCCCTCGCTTGGCTGCATTTCCCCGGTAGGGTCTCAACCATTCGCCATCGGGACGAATGGCCGCTGATCGGAGGGAAATTCCGGGCGCGTCCGCTAAACAAGTTGAGCCCTTACCGTAGCGGGGCTCCGACGCGATTCCCAATCCCAATATAGCACCGCGCGTTTCGCTGCGGGGATACCCATGCCCGTTCTATGCGCAATCCAGCGTTTCCCTGCTACCACAGGTACCGCGCGCTACCAGACTTTATCACGGGTGGTTAGGCCGCTGCTCTCGCTCGCCCAGTCTTACGGCTCTATTGCATAGCTCAGGACTCTAACCTGTGACGATCCTCACACCGTCGCCCAGCGAGAGCTACAGCTACTTTACGCGATGTCCTGCGGTCTGTCAACCCATGTTATAGACCCTCCAAGATCTCACCTAACGTCACTCCGGCCTAATAGGTATGGGTTCCCGCCCATGTTTGGTCCTATCAAACCTCTATACTCTATCAAGGCACGGATCCTAGCAGGATAGTCCTGAAACGTCAAGGGCTAACTTCCGCCATAGCTCCCGCGAGTAAAGGGTAGCGGTAAAGTCAAGTGCAATATCGACAAGAAGGAGCTATATGCCACCTGTAAAGAAAAAGCCCGCTGTGAAGCGGAGCACGCAAAAGTACATCAGGAATGTACGTTTTGTCCACGTAGGTGTTCGTCTAGGAACTGGACGCCGAATCGATCTTCAGCCTCGCGGAGGACGCGGAGATTGCGCACCAGTTAATAAGGACGAGATGAACGATGAGATATTTTTAGGGAATTTGGGAATACTCTTTGAAGTAATCACCGAATCCGAAGCTAAGGACGTAATCAGTAAGCAGACTACGAACCAGCAGACCCTTCATCCAGCACTGAACCAGTTACGAAACGCAAAGGGCGAGGAGTATCAACGAGGAGTTGTTGTCGAAGAGAATTTTGATGATCAAGGTAAGGTGGTTGCAGCAGTCACCGACCGAGGATCCATTTCTCGTTTTAAGGCTCCTGGCACGGTTGACCAGCCGCTACCAGATGTCCCACAGGATGTCCGTCCGGAAGAGGTCGCCGACTGGGTAGCGCGACAGAGTAATGTCGAAGGTCCTGAAGCAGGGATTGCAGGACTTAAGGTAACCAAAGAACAACCCCAAACTACCAAGGAGTAACTTATAGAATGCCCGATCCATGGCTAGAAGGTGAAGACCTTCAAAAGCACGAAGAAGAAGTAGCAAATCATCCGTTGACGCAGGAAGCTCAGGCGTTGAAGGATCAGGAGGACGAGCTTCAGAAGCTCCACGAGGAGCGTCAGGAGCAGGCGGCTAACGAGGTTAGTGGCCTACCGGCTGACGGCGTTGACACCTCCAGCATCCACCCCGCCGAAGACACCGGCTATTCCGAGAACGTGGCTTCCGGAGGCCAGGGAACCTCGGGAGAGGCCACCGCTCCGGAGCCAGCGGGCAACGTAGATTCCGATCTACCAACGCAGAAGGAATTGTCCGATCAAGACGAAGAGGCTCCCAAGAAGAGGGCCGCAGCAAAGAAGTCAGACTCGAAGTAGTTTTTCGTAAAACCAGGGTATCGCCGAGGGCCGCTAACCAGCGGCCCTCTTTATTTTCTGAAAGCTTCTACAGAAAAGATAGATGAGTGTTCAGCCTGTAAGGATCTCTCAAACGGCGTGGCGAGGAGCGACGTTCAAGAAGCGCTATGCCGTGCTCCAAAGCGATGGCGTCTCGGCGAAGGATCTGAGCAACTACACGGGTCGGTTTGTCGTCCTCAACGTCATCACCGGAAACATATTGCTGGACGAAACGACGGAGACCGGAGGCGTCACCCTCACCTCGGACGGAGCCGTTGTTATCACCATCGCGGACGAGATCACCGAGACCCTGCCCTGGAACGCGGGCGTCTACAAGCTCTTTCTGACCGACGCTAATGGAGATACCGATCTGGTTCTCCACGGGTCGTTCAAAGTAAAGAAACAGTAGCCCTACAAGAAAAGCTTAGGCTCCCAGTATTTAAAGTCTGAGCATGCTTCCCACCAAGGAAATTCAAGGCCATCCCTCCGTATCTACTGGGGCGATGGAGATCACAGTCTGTGCCGAATGCGAGCGTCTACGAACCGTTCTGTTTCTTAGCGGAGATAGATGGTTCTGCACGTCTTGCAAGTCAGCGGGGAACGCGCGACCTACCCAGGTATTCCTAAACAACCCGACCAAACGGAGATAGCCTTCGATGGCTGAAATTTTCCCGGATGAAGGCCTAGACATCATCCTCAACATCTTCCCTAAGGGAGGAACAAACCTAACGACGACGTATCTTGGCCTATTTACGTCGTTTACGGCAACAACGGTGGGTTCAGCGTCTCAGACCCGCTCATCATACACGGAATCTGACTATGGTGCATATGCCCGTCAGTCCATCGCCGCTGCCTCGTGGGGAGCGATTGCCGCTGGTACCGGTGGTCGTACAACTACGGCTGCACAGGTCACCTTCCCAACCGCGACCGGAGCCGGAACAGTTTCCATCAAGGGATTCTTCCTAGCCAACCAGTTGTCGTCAACCGGTGACAAGTGCATCTTCGCTGCAAACTTTGATGACAACACTGCGGTTTCTATCGCAACAAACGATATCATCAAGGTTACTCCAACAGTTCAGTACAATAACTAAATAGGTAGTTATGGCGGATAACCTTTCAGTCACCCCTGGCGGCGGCGCGACGGTTGCCGCCGATGATGTCGGAGGCATCCTGGTCCAGCGCGTCAAGCCCACCTGGGGCGTAGACGGTACGGCTAGCGATGTCACCGTGACGACTCCCTTGCCCGTGCGCGAGCCCGTAAAGGGCAATGCGTTAGGGAAGGGCGGGGTCACCTCCTCTGGCGCTTCTCAGCCGCTAGTTGCGGCCAATACCAACCGCACGGTCGTGGAGGTCGCCAACGGCAGCGTCAGCGGCATTTGGCTCGCTTTTGGTTCTTCGGCAGTAGCCGGACAGGGCTCTTACTTGCCCTCGAAGGCTACGGGCTACTGGCCCACGACTGCCGCCGTGAACATCATCATGGAGGCATCGGGGACTGCTGGTCCTGTCGGATATACCGAATGGTAGGGCGGCGATCCATAAGTGCCATTCTTGTTGCTGGAGCCATCTTCGGTGGCGCATTGGTCGCTGCGTCAGGCGGGGGAAACGGCGGGGGTAATCCGACTCCCGGAACCTTCAACCTCCGGATTGATCAGAACGGCGGCGCTTGTACTCGTTCGGCTAGCGCCGTCGCTGACGGAACAACGCTCGACAATAATTCGTGCAGCAGTCTTCAAACTGCACTAGCAGCGTGCTCGCCGGGTGACACGATTCTGATGAAGAACACCGGGACGCCCTACGGAGACCAGTCGATCTCCGCAAGTAAGACTTCGCCTGGATGTACGGTCACGGCCGAGAGCGGCGCGAAGGTCGGCAGTATTAGCACTGGCGGTGCTTGGTACACGATTGATGGGTTGATTGCCGATATCGGCAGCCGCCACGGCACCGGCTGGAACGTCAGCGGCGACCACATCACCATGAAGAATTTCAAACTCTGGGGTCCGTATGTGTCGGTCGGTGGCGGCGGATCGAACATCACCTGGCAGGGCGGCGAGCACGGCCAGCCCGGCGTCACGCCGGGGAAGCGCCTGTTCGCGGACACCGCGTGCCCGACAGCCCCCGACAGCGACCCGTTCCTGCTCGATAGCGCGAGCAATTGGGTGATCGACGGCGTGACATTTGGCCCCAACGATGCCGACAAGTCGTTCCCCTCATGTAGCCACATGGAGAATATCTGGATCGGACAGAGCGTCAACAACGTCACGATCAAGAACAGCGTTTTCAAAAGCGGCGACCAGAGCGGCACGTCGCGAATCTTCATCACATGTAGCGGCACCTGCGTCCGCCCGACGAACATCACGATCTTCAACAACTTCTTCGGAACGCAGTCCTCCGGCTACACGATCCAGGTCCGCGCCGGGTCGGTCGATAACTGCTCGGGCTACCTAGTGGCCTATAACACGTTCCTGGGTGGAGATAACTCACAGTCCACCGCGTGCGGCTCATCGGGCTATACCTGGGTCGGCAACCTCAGCAACTTCGTCGGTCAGTGCCGTGGAACCTACATTGACAACGTATGGGTGCGTAATACCAACCCCGGTTGCAGCGCTTCTGACAAGTGGGTGCAGGACTCCAACGTGTGTGTGTCCTGCTCGAACCCTCACACGTCGATGGGCATTGTCAACGACGCAACGGACGACCTTCATCTCTTGTCGTCCTCGCCAGCTATCGACTCCGGGGAGTCCACATATTGCGCATCTCTAGGTAATGGTGACATCGATGGTGGAACCCGACCTACCGGCACAATCTGTGACGCGGGGGCCGACGAGTTCGGGGCCACGGCACCGTCTCCTAACGACGCCAACCTCTTCGTCAATACAACGGCGGGTGCCTCTCCGACACGCTGCGCGGTCGCCTGTCCGTATGACTCAACCAAGGCATACGGGTCGCTCAACGCGGCCTACCAGGCAGCCTCTCCAGGCGACAAGATCCGCGTTCAAGGCGGCACCTACGCCGCTCAGAGCCTTGCCTGGAAGGCCAGCGCCGCCTCACCCGCTGTGGATATTCAGCCGGTTGCGGGAGCCACGGTCAACCTCGCCAGCCTCAACATCTCGGGTAGCTGGGTGAGCTTTAAAAACTTCGCTCAGCTAGGTGTGGGCGCAAGCGGTCTGACCATCGGTAACAGTGCGGCCAACCTCAGCACGATCCCGACCGACATCACCGTCGATGGTGGATCGGGCTATTCCGTCGTGGATGGTCAGTCGGCTACGCAGCCGGTCTTCTACTTCCGGGGAGCCCAGAACGTGACCCTGAAGAAGCTTGATGTTGGCAATTCCAATAACAACTCCTTGGTCATGGGAGATCAGAACCAAAACTACGGCGGATTGACCAACATCGTCATGGATCAGGTTGTCTTCCATGACGCTCATAAGGATGTTGGCAACCCGACTCACACGGAATGCTTCTTCGCTCAGGGCATTCAAGGTCTCACGTTGACCCGTAGCCGGTTCTTCCGCTGCGTCCCGCAAGACCTGTTCATCACCCGAAACAGCACCGGGCCTGGACCGAGCGATCACATCATTGAAAACAACATCTTCGAAGCCCCGATGACGGCCGGAAATTCCGCCAACTCGGGGGGATACAGCGTTCAGTTCTTCAACCAGTCCCCCGCGATGACCGTCACCAACATGGTCTTCCGCCACAACGTGATCGAGGGCGGCATCCTCCTAACGGATAACACCCTCTCCTTCCCGGTCTCTGCCGGATCCCCAACCAAGCTCGTCGGCAACATCATCCTCGGCGACCAGCTTACGGGTACGGGCCAGGGAGGTTGTAGCCAATCGGGCCAGGGCGTCACCTGGAAGAGCAATGTCATGGTCACCGGGTCGTGCTCGGGCACCAACCAGACTTACGCTTCTCTGTCGGCTATCCGTGCCTCTCTGACTGGCCCAACCGGAGATATCGCAGGAAACGATAACTACGTTCCGGCCTCTGGCTCACTGGTAATTGACAAGGGAGACGCTACGGACTTCCCGACAACGGACCTTCTTGGAATCGCACGCTTCCTCGGAGTAGGTCCCGACGCGGGCCCTTACGAGGCAGGATAACAATGGCTACGGTACAGAGAAGAAATAATGGAGCGGCTGCAACATCAACCACTGTTGCAGTAACGATGTTGAGCCCGCTCACAGTTGGTAATGTCATTGCTGTGTGGGTTGTCGCTGGTTCTCAGACAGCCACACTAACAGGTGTATCTGCTGGTACAGATACGGTGACTATTCAGGGTACCACGCAGACCAACAACTCATTCAGCACGAAAATCTTCCAAGGACACATGGTCGTAGCTACAGCAGGTCAGTCTACGATCACAGCGACATTTGGTGAGACTCATCCTAACAACATCATCGTTGTTCACGAGCTTAGTGGTATCAACACTTCATCTCCACTTGTTGGAGCAGCATTTGGTAATTCCACATCTAACCAGACTACGCCTGTATCAGCGGGAGTCACACTTGCTTCTGGGACAGCGACGGCTATCTCGATGCTGATTCCAGCCTTCCCGAAGCCAACTATCACAGCGACCTCTCCGTATACGATTCAGCACCCGGTTGTAACAGATGGTGTGTATGCCTATGAGTCAGAAGATGCATTCGGCCTAACCCCAGGCACTCTAGCTGCGGCATGGAGTCAGTCCCCGGCTGCGTTCTATTCTCTTGGATTCCTCGTATTCAAAGAGATCGCAACGAATACCTACAACAAGACCGGTCTAGGAATAATTGGACCTTAAGGAGAGAGAGTAATGGCTGATTTTGTTTTCAATATTGCTAAGGGTAAGGTGAAGTATTATACGGAGCTTCCGGCTGCCAATGATGCCCTAATAGTGATCCCTCTAGAGGCTACGGGTATAGAGGCGGATACAACACTTAAGGACTACGACGATGTTGCTACTCTTCTCGCTGGTACCTCTAACGAGCAGACGACAATGGGGCGTAAGACTGCGGCCAGTGTTGTCAACACAGTGGACGATACTAATGATCGTCTAGACACAGATATGGCAGACATAACCTGGACGGCAGCAACAGGTAACGCGCTGGCTTGCATTATTGTTTGTTACGACCCTGATACAACCACCGGTACAGACTCTAGCCTAATCCCGTTGACTAAGCATGACTTTGCACTCACCCCTGATGGTAGCGATATCACGGCCGTGATTGCTACAACAGGTTTCTTTAGGGCAACGTAATGCCTCAGGCAGCGTACGATAGTGCCGTTCTGGCGCTGTCTGGTCTGAACAACTATTGGAAACTGACTGAGACTTCCGGTACGTCGTTTACCGACTCGAAGGGCTCCAACGCGCTAGCTGCGGCAGCCTCTCCATCTCGCACTACCGGGCCGGACGGAACGGCCTCGGCGATCAACGTCGCCGCGACCACAAACAGCGTCATGGTCGCGGGCACGAACTTCGCGTTCCCGAAGGACCACACGGTCTTCTACTGGATGAAGCTCAATAGCCAGTCGGCGGGCGACATGATGGCGTTCGAGTGGGCGACATCATCGTTCACGAACTATGTCCAGAGCGACATCGGCTACTCGTCCGTTACAGGTAAGTCCGTCTTCAGTGCTTATTACGGAACCGTGACGGGTGCGGCCGCCGAGTTGTGTGACCGCAGCACCTTCGGTACTGGTACCTGGGTCTTCGTCGCGATCACGACGGATACCACCCTCGGTAACACCAACGAAACCAAGCTGTATGTGAATGGTGTTCACGTCGGTACTGCCAGTGCGGGCTTTCATCAGACCCAAACGCCTGGCTCGGGTGCCCTAGGTGTTGGAGGCCGAGCCCAAGGAGGTCGCGGCCTACCGCTTGACGGTGCGCTAAACGGCGTTGGCATCCTCGGTCGTGTAATGACGACGACCGAGATGACTACGCTCTACCAGCGTATGACTGGAAAGATAGCTGTCAACCAAGTAAGCGAACTTGAGACGGCTCTCCCAATCTCGGTTTCACACAGTGGACGAATTCTAGTCGAAGATTGGTCGGGAGACCCTAATGGCTGGAACCACAACGCCTTCCCCGGTATGGTGCGTTCCACAGACGGCTCGACCCTGATCTTAGGCTACCAGCACCAGGACCAGCACCAGGGCACGGCGGGAACTGTCAGGATCAGACGTATCGACACCCAGAACGGTTCAACCATCGGTTCTCCGTTTGACATCCGTACAGTTCTAGTCGCCGACCCGGACACCAACCTCGCCGATATCTCGCTGTGGCGGATGAGCAATGGCGAGATCGGCATCCTGTGGAACGAGAGTTCCACACCAGGAACAGCGAACATCAATACGGTTGTCACCTATAAGGCCGCGTTCTCATCGAATGAAGGCGTAACTTGGGGCACCCCTATAACTATTACTACGTTCCCGTTTGTGACGAACGGCGCTGGTACTGCGGGTGCCTACGGCATCGCCCCGACCCCGCCCATCGAGCTTGCAGCCGGTACCGTCCTAAAAAACGGGTCAACCGTGGCTACAACGACGCAATTGGCCGCTGTCTATGGATACGACGACAAGACTATCCCAGGCACAGCTTCAGCGCCGGGTTACGTAAAGGTATACAAGTCAACCGACTTTGGCCGTACGTGGTCTTCGCTAAGTACCCCCTTTCCCGCATCCACAACAACATACGACAGTGATGAGACTGCTCTAAGGCTCCTTAATAACGGCCAAATCCTCTCGATGTCTCGTACGGCGTATTACCCAACTGGCCGAGGTAATGGAACGGCGTACGTACAACGGGCTGTAACATCAGATGACGGTGGTAGTACGTGGACTACCCCTATCCATGCTCTAGGTAGCGGAGTGGTAGGACAAGTGGGATACGGCGGTCGCCCCGATCTAATTCAGACACCTAATGGGGTTCTCTTCGCTCGCTGTCGCGTTATGTCTACGACAGGCACTTCTAGTTATCCCAGCTATCGCAGATCGGACGATAATGGTATAACGTGGTCAGCAGGTCGAGACCCGTGGGACCTAGCGCTTGAACGCACTACTAGCCCTGACACAGACGGTACAACGCGAGGAGTTGACGTATATAGCGCCTCGGCACAACTTCTAGGTTCAAACGATACTATCGCGTTCATCTGGGCAGAAGAGCGTCAAACAGGTACGACTCCTCCCAATAAGGCGGCTATCTACTACCGCACGCTTGTGCTGCGTACTCAGGCAATTAGTCAGCCGGTAGAAACCGATGTTGCGATGCCTATCAAGGCGGTCAAGACACGGAGTATCGGGCAAGCTATCGAGACAGACGTAGCGACCGTAATTCCGCGCATTACTTCCGTCAAGAGCGGCAAGGGCGTAATTGGTCGATCTCCGCTCGTTTTTGTTGAGAGCGGAAGCGGCGTCTCAACGTTTGTAGGATCAGGACCCAAGTCGGTGTCCACCACTAAGTCCGGCGCGGGTATCTCTAGTCTTACAGCAAGCGGGGTCAAGGTATTTAATTCCGTAACGTACAGTAAGGCCGGTATCGCCATTGTCGGCCGGGGTCCTATAACCTTCGCTCCTACGGGCTCAGGCGTCTCGACCTTCTCGGCCTCGGGCACCAAGACCCTCGGCTCGTCGGTCATCGCCAAGACCGGCGCTGGTGTAACGGCGTTCTCTGCTTCCGGAGTAAAGTTCTATAGCGGCCTAAGCGTCACCTACACGAAGTCCGGTAGCGCTGGTCTTGGGCATCTCCAAGTCATCTCGCCGAAGACTGGAGTGGGAGTTCTTCAGTCTATCGCGAGTGGATCGAGCTTTAAGACCGATGCCTCCATTATTAAATCCGGTGGAGGGCGGGGCGGCACCGGTACGCCGACAGGATGGCTGCTGCTGCTGTCCAACGCTCGCGGGTTCAGCGCCTCTGGCGTGAAGATCTTCACCAGTGTCTCTCAAGAGACGGCGACGGCGGCGTCCCTGTTCAGCGGCTCGGGCGTCAAGTCAATTTCGTTCACCAAGAGCGGATCTGGGATCACGAACTTTACCGCTGCGGGTCCTCGGATCTCCCAGACAATACGAACAGGGCGAGGCATCTCGCCGCGCGTCGTCAGCGGATCTCGCATCATCCTGCGCACCAAGAGCGGGGCGGCCGCCAGCGATCTAATCGCATCCGGGCCGCGCTTGGCGAATCTCAACAAGACCGGCCTGGGTGCCCTCGTCCCGATGGCGAGCGGATCAAAGACAATTGTCTCGCCAGGATCCACCACCTACAGCAAGACCGGTAGGGCTGTCACCGACCTCACGGCCACGGGCAATGTGAATCTGGTCAAGACCACGACCGGAATCAGCGTCAGCGCGTTCGCAGCGAGCGGTGTTAAGTCGCTCACCTACACCAAGGTCGGAAGTGGTATTTCCGCATTTGCAGCCAAGGGTCCGGATTCATTTACGCGCCTGAAGACTGGTGCCGGTGAAGCTGGCATGCGTGCCAGCGGAATGCCTGCGTACGTCTATCATAAGTCTGGACTCGGGGCCTCAGATATGCTCGGATCTGGCCTGGCAAGCACAGCCCCGATCACCGTCTCGACCAAGAGCGGAACGGCCATGTTGGCGCGGAGCGTGTCTAGCCCATCCGTCAAGAAGCATCTCGTTATCACCTATTACGATGGAGCCCTTTACATCCAAACCATCCCACGACTCCATCGCGGAGGCGACGATGTAATCCGCTCGTACGACGAGAAATATGTCTTGAAACCCGCATATACCGTCACCACCGAAACGTAATAGGCGACCATGCCTTTAGGATACGACGGAGATCAGAGGATCCTCAACATTGGGGATACGGCAGAATTGTATGCATACCTTTATGATAAGGAGGATGCGCCAGAATCCCCTGACGAGATTCTTGCCGTCTCCTTCATCATCCAAAAGCCCAACGGAGACCTTTTCACCATTGAGGGCGAGGTGGGGGATGATAACTCCGGGTACCTTCAATTCACCGACACGGATATCGAAGGCAGCTATGTAGTCGTAGCTCAGTTTACATTGGGCAACGGGTCGATCAAATCAATTCGCAGCGACTTCATTATCGAGAACCCGTTCGCTCCAGATATCCTAACGCTGGAAGATGAGGTCTCAACTCGCGTTTGGAGGAAGCTCGAAGATCTCTTCGACTCAAGCGACGGCGGGCCGTGGATGAGGGATATGACCCTGGCAGTTTTCAGCCCATCCCGAGTACAGAATTTCATCGAAGAAGCCTTGTTCGATATTAACGTCTATAACCCGCCCACCCATTTCAACATCGACAAGTTCGCTACGCCGATCAATAACAATCCCAACCCGGATATTACCCTCCTGGTGCAGGGAACGCTCATAGCGGTCATCCGCCATCTCATGCGGAGCTACACGGAGCAGCCGTTGCCAACCGGAGGACAGGTCACGTATGAAGATCGTAGGGATTACTTACAGCGCTGGGGGACGATTTATCAAATCGAGTTCCAGCACTATGACCACCTCGTGAAGATGTGGAAGAGACAGTTCCTCGGCCTGAATACGTCCAAGCAGCTTATCTCCAACAAATCCGGACGCAACCTTCCCGCTCCTCTGCGTACGCGCGGCATCAATCGAGGCTACTACTGATGCCGATTTTTATTGGCCGCAGATCCACACGGTTTGTTGGCGAGCCCAACGTCCCTCGGGATGTGGCTCGCCGTCGTCGCTCTACGTCCGAAATGCTGCACCGGATGGGTACTCCGATGGTCATCAAGCATCGATACAACGATGTCGATTTTCAAAACGGCGAGGCAGTCAAATCTCCCGTCTACGACTCGGTTTACGAACAGACTCGCAACCATGACCCTATCTCTCATGGCGTCGGGTATGTCGGAATCGAGCTATCGGACAACGAGTGGTATGACGCCAACGGCGAGATCGTCGTATCCGAAATAAGTCCTGGTGCGGGCTGGATCCAAGCTCCGAAATATCGCGGGTATGGGCCAGGAACCTTGACCTACATCATCGAGCCGGATCGAGCCGAAGACTTCTACAAGTCCACGGTCGGAGGCCCCATCTTCCAGGTACAGAGCGCGCTAGCTATCGCTCCTTGGTGGCCCAACATCAACGACAATGACTTGCTCATCAACGTCACGCTGGCGGCAAACGGCGACATCCTCGAAACCCACGAGCGATTTGAAGCTAAGAACGTCAACCCGGTGTCGATGCGAGGGCTGGATCGGAGAGGCCGCAAGGAGTATGGAGAGTCGTTTGGAAACAGCCATGTGATCAACCAGACCTTCGAGATGGCGCTGATCCCTACCAACGACGTGCTCTACGAAGTAGAGGTAGATCGCTGATGTATGACGACTACCCAGTTAAGCAGCTAGCTTATCAAACAATTCTCGGCGCGGCTGTGGAATTCGCCAACGCCGACACCCGCAAACCTTACTATCTCGGCGGGGATATTTTTCACACACCCAACACCTTCGATCACTTAGAGCTTCGTTACGACCCGGATCTCGTAAAGTATGCGATTCAGGACGCTATCGCCCGTCATGGCGAAGTCCGCTCAGAAGAGGAAATCTACCGGCTCTTGGTCGAGATCGTTCGGGATGCCGTTGCGGAAGCGATCAAGCACGACCGGGAGTCCGCCGAAGCCTTTTCTGCGTTGATCGTCCATCAGACCCGCAATCAAACCTCTCCCGAATCTTGGTTTTAATGCCTCTACTTCCTGAGCGGACCATCCCCTACAAGAGCTACGTTAAGGCGGCGATAGTCGAGGCTCTGCGAGAAGTCTTTCTCAACCACCCCGATTCGAAGCTCCGGAAAACGAAGGTCTCCATCGAGTTTCCCACATCTCAACTTAGTTATCCGGCCATAGTTGTACGCTTCGTAGAGCGTTCTATAGAGAACGCGGGCGTGGGTCATGTGGAGTTCCTATTCGTGGAGTCAGACGATCCCGTGGCCTTTAAATTCCGCCATTATCTCTACCACGGAGACATTGAATTCGGTGTATATGCGCTGTCGTCGCTGGATCGAGACCTTATCTCCGACACGCTCGTCCAAACTCTGTCAATGCCGGATATGGCCGAGTACACCGAGAACTTCTTCTCGCGTATCTACTACCCCATCAATATCGAAGCCGATCCTAATGGCGCTCCGGGGAGCGACGAGGACCCGCGCAACAAGCACCGCTGGAACTACCTCAACCTGAACACGGACAGGCTCTCCCCTATGGGAGAGACGCAGACGCCTCAGCCCTGGCTCTCAGAAGACCAACTTGTATACCAATCATCTTACCGGGTCGGAATCATGGGCGAGTTCTATAGCCTGCCACCTGAAGAAGCGATTGATGGATTCGGAACGGTTCAGAAGGTCAATGTCTATCCTTACCTAGATGGCCTAGAGTCAAGGCCGGAAGGCACGCCAGATTCTTCTAGTTGGTCACAAGCAGATAACGCCTACGACGCCAGTCGTGGGGAGTATGACGTGTAACTACAAAAAGCTTGGACGCAACAGGGATAATAATCGAGAACTATGGCCTCTGCTTACACACCCCCTGGCGTTTACGTCCAAGAGTTATTTTCGCCATCCGTCAATACCATCCTAGCTACTTCAGCCCAGGTCTGCCTTGTGGGCTTGGCGCAGGGGTATCAGCTAAAGACGGCGCAGCTTACCTTCCCGGCCTCGGGGACGGCCCAAACGATCTCGGCTCCAGCCGGATCCATCTTCCAAAAGGTTGACACCAACACCTCGTTCGAGAAGGTCCGAGATCTCGTTGACCCGACTGCGGGCACCAACGGTGTCTATGCTGAAGGCGCTGATTTCACCGCAACGCTATCCAGCGACAAGCTGACCTTTACAATCACGCCGGTCAATGGATCGGGCCTAAAGACCAACGGCGGCGTCCTCGCATTTACCTTCCGCCACGTTCCCGAGAAGTACTTTGTTGCTACCCGGCTCGACACCCTTGCGGCAGTCGAGGATCGCTACGGCGCAGCCTTCGACACCAGCGGAATCCTGACCCCGCTCACCGCTGCGGCTACCATCGCCTTTGAAAACGGCGCGCAGAACGTCGTGGTCCAGCCGCTCTTCGAGGTAGACACCGATGCCAATGGCAACGTCACCCGTCGTCAGCCTGATTCCGGCGACGTTAACGCTTTTGCGACCTTCCAGACCACGCTAGTCGGGCTTCGAGACATCGAAGACATCAACGTGGTCGTCCCGATTTTCCCATCGGGATTGAACGCTGCCGCTCAACTTCAGCTTATTGAAGCTGCACAGGATCACGTCCGCTATCAGGCGGCCCAGGGACAACTACTTGTCGTCATTGCTGGAGAGGATAGTGTGCTCCAGTCAGAGCTACAGGGTCATGCGGCGGCTCTCCGCACTCGTGGAGACACCGAGGCCGAGGCAACTGTGCTGGTATCCCCCGCACGATTTGGCCGGACCCTTCCTTCTACCGGGGCCAGCATCGTGGTTGGTGGTCAGTATGCCGCAGCAGCTATTGCGGGAATGCTTGCTGCCCGCCCGGTCTCTACCCCGCTCACCCGCAAGCAGCTATCGGGCTTCCAGACCGTTGAGGATCCCCGCGACAAGGCAGCGAAGGACGCTGACGCTGCCGCAGGTCTCATGGTTGTTGAGCAGAAGGGCGCTGTCCTCCAGGTCCGCCATGCGCTGACGGTGGATAACACGGCAACAGCACGTCGTGAACTCTCAGTGGTGAGATCCAAGCACCGGATGATCGACTCGATCCGAAACACGATTGATACGCAGATCATCGGCAACGTGCCTGCGGACGGCAATGCCCCGTTCACCGTGAAGAACGCGGTGATCGGAGTCCTTGAGGCGCTGCGCTCACGTCGAGACCTTGTGGACTACAAGGGGGTCCAGGCTCGCGTTCTCGCGTCCGATCCGACCACCGTTGAGGTTCGATTCTCTTACCTCCCAGCGTTCCCACTCAACTACGTCACGATTATCTTCTCGCTGGACTTGACGGATAACACACTAACTACTACAACAACTACGGCTGCCGTCTAGGTAAGAAATAGCAATGGCTGACTCGATTTCAGGTTACTCTCGCGACGTTAGCGGCGCGCGTACCCGTACAGGCGGTTCGGGCTTTACCGCCTTCTTCTGGCGCTCAAAGCCTATCGGATTTTGCCGACAGATCGCTCACGTTTCTCCGACTCCGGTCGGTCCTGGTCCTACGCCGATCCATCCTTTGGACGAGCCGTATGCGCTGGAAATCATTACCCCTGCGGCACAGAATCCTGGAACGCTCACGCTTGAGCTTTACGAGTTGTACAACCACAAGGTCTGGGATCACCTATCGCTGATCGCAGGCTCGGTTGACCTTGTAAACATTTTTATTGCGGTGGCGGCAGAGACGGATCCGATCACCGTTGTTAAGCTTATTTCTCCTCCGACGATTCGTGGCGTGAAGCCATCTCCATATGCGGAGCGCTTCCACAACTGCATTATCTCCAATGTGGAGGACGGGGAGACCATCGAAGTTGGGACAATGGAAGTCACCAAGCGCATTACAGTCATGTATACGCACATCACGCGAGACGGCGCTGACGCCAACCAGGCGATTGCGCTCCGTGATGGGCGTTCTCTCCCAGTCAAGTCTTAGTTAAAATTGCCCGTCCCATTTGATGAGTTTCCTCCAGAAGTAGCTCAGTCCGTCGAAGGCCTCATGTGGCTTGGGCATCTCGAAGCCCATGTTTCTAAATGGGGTCACAACTGGGTTCTACGCACGCTACGTGCGGACGAAGAGCTAGTCGCCTCCCTGATCGCCAAGGAATATCAGGACTCCTTGGGTCAGGTCAAGGCGTATGCCTGGGCACACCTGGCAGCGGCTATCGTTGCCGTCGATGGCGACGATAACTACTGTCCATCCATCGGGCCGAACATCCAAGATAATGTTCGGGCTAAATTCAACTGGATGACCGAGAACTGGTACTGGCCTATCGGAGAGTTCCTATTCGGTCACTACACCGAGCTACTCTCCAAACAGGCCGAGGCGCTGGACGCCGTAGATTCTTTATCACAACGGAGTCTGCGGACCTCTTGGCCCTCGCGAGACTCCTTGAACGAACAGGGCGACTCTCTGGAAACCTCAACCGAGTCCAACTCAGGCTTGTCGCCTATCTCATCCGAGCAGATGAAGACGCTCGCGGACAAGCCCGAGTAGACCAATTTAAGGATCATCTCCTCGCAACCCATCCGGATATCTACGCCCAGGTCTATGGCGAAGAAGATAATCCGGAAGAGGAAATCATCGAGGAGATCCCTCAGACAGAAGCCGATGTCGAACGTATGATGGCCGAGCTAGCTCGGCTCGGTGTCTGATTTGACGGCCGTATATGCGGTCAAGGTCAGGACAACGCCTATAAGCAGCATGGACAACGCCAAGTAGATGTCGCCCCACCACCACGCCTGACTGAGCGCCGTCACGCAGCCACAGATCCAGCCCGCGATTAGAAGTCGCATGGCTCCCCGGTCTTAGCAGCGGCGCTGTCAAGCAGGTTTTGCAGGCCCTCGGCGAGGTCCTGGTGGCCGTCAGCCCGCAGCGCCGCCACGTTCTTCGCGCCCTCGCGGAGCGCATTGGCGCGCTGCTCGTCCGTAAGCGGGCTGTCGCTTCGCTGGGAAGGCGATGACATCTAGGAGCGCCCCGCCAGCCACAGACAGCCAGCAGCCAGCATCAGGTTCGGTACCGCCAACACCACGGCGACGATCAGATCGCTCGTCATCATGCGTTCTCTCCTGTCTGGGTTCTCGGTCGCTTTCCGGTCTTTACGCTCGTGTCCGGGAGCCAGTCCTTGGGGTCGTAGCCCATCGCCTTGAGGTAACGCTCAGCCCGCAGACGATTCATGCTCAAGTTTCGCGCCTCGTAGCGCACCGTCTCGCCAGCGGCGTTCGCCTTGAACTGGGGCGAGATCCGCTGGGTGCTCACGACACGGCCGACGCTGGAGTGATGAACGTTCAAGCGGCGGGCAAGCTCGCGGATGCTGAGGCCAGACTCGTGAAACGCGCGGCGGATCGCCTCGACCGGCACGCTCTCTCGTGCAAGACCCGTGGGGTAGCCACCGGCCGTGTGGTTTGGGTCTGGGGTTACGTAGCTATCGGATTGCTGGGAATCCATCAGACTCACCAGGGAGACCCATTGTGATTGGAGCCGTAGTAGGGAAGCTTATCGAGGATCCACTCGATAGGCCTGAAAATAAAATCGATCATAGGCGGTAGTATACCCTTGTTTGCCCTTTTGTCAAGTCCGGTCACATAAGATTCGATGGCAGAAGAGAATGATCCTGGCAGCATCAGAGTACAGCTAAGCCTTCTTTCGGCCCAGGATACCCAGGCCGCGCAGCAGCTTGCCGCCTCCCTTGGAGAAATCTCCAAGATGTTCCAGGCGCTTAAGGCTACCGACTTTCAGGACACGGCCAAGAAGATGGGCCAACTGCATGCTCAGATGGTCCGTGATACCGAGCGTCTTCAACAGCAACAGCAACAACTTATGAGCGGCGGTGGAGCTTCAACCATCGACAAAGTTAAGGGTTTCTTTGGGCGGGGGAAGTCGGACGAGACTATTGCGGATAACTTGCGCGATACGGCACGGCAAAACCGAGACGAAGCTGCCAGAAAAGAGGAAGAGCGCAAGGAGCGCGAGCGCGTCCGCATTGAGAATCTTACCGAGCAACAGCACAGGGCAGATCAGATGCGTCGGGCTGCCAAGCTTCCCAATGTAGGTGAAGGGAATTATATGAAGGACGGCAAAGAGGTTATTCCCTGGTTCAACCGCATCGAGCCTCTTGTCGGCGAACCAACGGGCTTCCGTATTCCCCGCTTCGGTGAACTTAACGCGCAGGACTACTTTAACATCCTCCGCGACAGCCGAATGAAGAAGGCGCTTGAGGCGCAGAGCGCAGGAGATATTGCCGGGGCTGACCGGATTGGTGGTCAGGCCGCCCGCCTCCAGCAAGTGTCAGATATCGTCGGATATGGATATGCCGCGCGGAACCTCTTCCAGCGCGCCGGGAACTATATGGCGGGTCAGGGATTCAGCATTCGAGGGATGCGAGATGCCGGATCCGCTCTTGGGTTCCGTAGGGACTCGAACGCCCTCTCCGACATCTTTGGCATGCAGACTCCCTTCTCCCAAGCCGGAGCGGAAGGCTTCCGTCAGTCTATGGATATTCAAAGACTGCGCTTTTCGGCAGGAATCAATAAGGAACAGGCCGCACAGATTGTGTCTGCCTCGGCAGCGGCCGGGTTCTCAGGCGGTGCTCGTCAGGACATCGCCACCCAATTCATGGGACCTCTCTTCCGCCAGTTTGGCGTAGACCCGCAAAACCTCATTCCCTTTACCCAAGTCCTGCGCACGGGAACGGCTAGCGTCCAAGACCTACATAAGGAGCTTGCCAGCTTGGGCGAAACCGCTAGAGCCGCAAGGCTTGATGTCAATGCCATGGCGCAAGCCCTCGCCCAGTCGGGAGAGGCCGCTCAAGCAGCGGGAGGCAACTACATGTCCGGCGTGAGCTTCGGACGCCAGTTTTCCACCGCCTATGGCCTATCTCCAAACGTGGGCAATCAATTACTCCAGAATCCCTTTGTCCAGGCACAGCTAGGCGCGAGCACAGGGTTGCCAGCGTTTGCGCAGGCGTCTCTTCCAGGCTCGGTAAAGAGTCAGGCACTTTCCGCCTCAGCCAAAATGCTCTATCGAGCCTTCGCGGGCTCCTTAGGGACCCAAGGAAGACGGGTAGCGATCAAAGACGCCCAAGGCAACACCATCGGTTACGAGACTGGAGCCAATCCCGCGATGGCTGCCGCAGCTTCGCAGCTTGGAATGAATGCGGACGAGCTTCAAAAACTCCTCAATGGTCAAGACTTCGGCAGTCGCATGGGCGCGGCGCAGTCTGCTGTCAATGCCTATAACGATGCCGGGGCGGCGATGTCTAACCGATCAGATGCGGGCCTGCGCTGGGCGCACTCCCAGGGCTATCGGGTCAATGCACAGGGCGAAGTCCTTGCCCCAATGAGCGTCGGATCCGGGCGCGGCTCGTCAGGAGGGATCCGATGGCGTGTCAACAGGGGCTTGACGGAGGAAATGCAGAAGCGTTCTTCGGCTACGGCGATGGATATCTTGAGTGGCAACGGTGGGGCACACGTCGGATGGGACGAAGTAGCCAAATTGGCGCGTCAAGCGGGAGTATCTGCCGATGACCTCAAGGAGGCTCACGGTAAGAAAACCATCAAGGCTCAGGTTGAGGAGGTCCGCCGCCTACTTGGCGACAAGTCTGCCGAGCAACAGGCTCAAGCGCTGGTCGCCTTCACCGGCCCCGCCGCGAAGTTCTTCAAGGCGCTGGTCAACAAGAATGGTTGGGACCAATTCGGCGGACAGCCAAACGCCCTAGCCGCCTCGTCGTCTGGACCATCTCCTCTCAGCAATCAAGGGAACTCTGGCCTTAGCGGCTTTGACACCCCCGGTCCATAATGTCTCATAGCCTTATCTTTTCTCATCCTGACGTAGATGCGGATATCGGATCCCTGACGATAACGACCGGCATGAACCGCGTAAGCTGGGCATACAACTTGAACACCCAGGCGTATCCGACATACGCGGGAGAGGTCGTGCAAATACTATCATGTAATATCGACAATCTTCAAATTGAAGGAGATGTCCGGTCGTACGCAGAAATGGAGGCCATCTATCGATGGTTCCTCCTCTACATGCAGAAGGCCACCCAGGGTGCGGGAGGAGACTCGTATGTGGAAAAGGCGGTTAAGCTGGAATACCCTCATCGAGGATGGACGATGTTTATTAAGCCGATCCAACTCCCAGCGCTGCGCTATGGCCGAGATGTCGTCGTCCCTTCCTGGTCGATGCAGGCGCACGTCGTTAACCCTGATCCAGAACAAGCAGAACTTAGTATTGATAATGCTGTCGGAGTCGCAGGACAGATCGAGAACTTCGAAGCTCGCGTCAGCGCCGATATCGGCTTCCGTCGAAGCAACCCATTTTCCGACCCACTGGCAACGATTACCCAAGAAGAGAACAAGCTCTACCCCGGAGCCAGTGATATTGCAGGGATCAAGGTCCAGGGATCTGGTCAGGCGGCTGGAGACCTTGGTGTGGCTCTCCAGGGTCTTGCCAAGCAGATGCAGAGTATGTTCGAGGCCCTGATGAGCGGCGATGTCAAGGACTTGATCCAGTCCTCAGATGTTGGGAGTAAGCCAGCGACCTCCACAGGCTCATCGTCAGAGCAGACTAAGACGCCTTAGGAAACCACTTGCGCCGTCAGGTAATACCTGCATGGCAGCCTGGCAATATAACTTCCCCGGAGAAACAGCCCCGGTCGTCGGCACCGACCAAGGGTACTACGTTAATCACCCTAACGTTCCGACTCGCTATACCGCGAACGCCGACAACAGCATCGGCTATCTAGAGGACCAGGACGGAAAGCGCCTGCACCTGTGGATTACGGACATTGAGATGAACTTCCAGGTCTCTGGACAATACGCTCAGTCCCACCGCTATCGGCAATGGTATCCGCGCAACTTCGTCCAGCCTCGGGTGATGATCCAGGGCCAGGTTGCAAATGAAGCCGATTACGGAAACCTTGCAGAGTTTATCCGCATCACCCAACGCAAGGCGCTGAGGTGGGCAAGTGCGGATGACCATATGTGGTCTACCAACCTTCATATTTCATCGGGCGGTATACAGAACCACCGGCGTCAAGGGCACTCACTTAACGGCCATATTCTCAACATCCAGCGTACGGCCGAGCGATGGGTTAATGCTCCCACGTTCCAGTTCGAATTCGTCGTCGTGACCGCAGCCGCAGGCCTATATCACACCCAAAGTACGGATGCCTCTGGAGCTAAGAATAAGATTGCTAAGTACATGGATCCGATGGCGCAGCAGGTGAACAACACGGCGCGCAACGGTCAGTCCATCGACTGGATACGAGATCCCGATAACGGTCCGGCCGGACAAGGCGGAAGCGGAGTAGCGGGCTATAGCAAGGGCGAAGGGAAGCCGGACTAATGCGGCGATTGGTGTACAGCCCCAAAGCATATGTCTACATTCAAACCGACTCCGGGACCTACAACATCTCGGACTTGGTGGTATCCGGAAGCGTTCATCGAAAGGTCAATCAGGTTAGCACCGCCGAGGTTACCTTCCAGAATCCAAACCGTACCTTCACGCAACCGGGCAATCCGACGTTTCGCCCGATGGACAAGATTACGATCTTCCTTCAGCGGCTTCCGGGGTTCCCGGTCCAGTCGTTCACGGGGTACTTGGATCAGACGCCGTACTATCAGATGTACCCAGGTACATGTACGCTTCGCGCCTCTTGTACGTTGAAGCGTCTTCAGTATACGTATTTCGATCCGGGACTACCATTCGTCATCAACTTCCTGGCACGCTATGGCTGGCTTACGGATGGTAACGGGACGATCCAGAATCCGAAAAAGCCCGGTACCAAGCCCGTCGATGAGGCCCAGGCAGCACAGTCGGCGTCCATGGCAGACCTAATGTTCGCCTCCCTCAAGCACATCGCCGGATGGGACCCCGACCTGATCTTCATCGAACAGCTTCCAACTTCGCTGACGGATCGAATCCACGAAATCTACTTCGCCCTCCACGAGAGCGCCGATGCCGCATCGGAAGATTTCAAACAATGGCTGAAGGACTACATCGGCGCAGGGTCGGTAGGCGGTGGCGGAACGGCTCCTTCGGGGACGCCTTCCGGACCTGTCAAAGAACTTAAGAATATCGTTCCTATCGTCGTTGACGCAGCCGAAAAGAATGGCATACCAGCGGAGCTACCCCTCGCCGTTATTGGTCTGGAGACGGGCTACGGGGTCAACATGCACAACCCTCGCTCTGACGCCAATGGATGGTTTCAATGGACTCGTGGTTCATTCGGCCCGTCAGAGAACGCGGGCTGCCCCGGATCCTGGGCAAAGTGCGGGCATCCGGCCACTCTGAAGTACTCAGATAACGACGACCTTGGGATTGCCTCAAACGGCTTCGCGTACGCAGCCAAGTTGGCCGCTAATAAGAATCCATCCTTCAGGCGCAACCTCCAAGAATGGGCAATGTATATTCAGGGAGTCACCCTGAGTAACAACCCGCTCTACGGCACGTTTAACGCTGAGGTAGAAAAGGCTAAGGGCTATATCTCGTCCTATGGCGGTACCAGCGCGAAGGCCAAGGCGTCCTCGGTAGAAGATCAGCAAAAGGGCGGCAAGGAGGGCGTGGATACGCAGACCAAATCTGGAGATCCCGCCGCCACAAGCGACCCTTCTCAGACTAAGAGCGTGACAATCTATGCACCGATCAAGGGCAACGTTCACTACGGTCGTGGATGGCATCAGGCGACCGAGGGCGGTCCTATTGAGCAGACCAGTACTTCGGGACATATCCACTGGCACTCTGGCATAGACGCTGGGGTACCGGCTGGCACGCCGTGTATCGCACCATGCGATGGAGAAATCACCCTCTCGACTCCCACATGGTCGGACGGAGGAATGATCCATTTTAAGTTCACCGAGCAAACGGGAGACATCAACGCTGGCACGATCATCGGTTGGGGCCACGTCCAAGCAACGGGCCTGCACCCCGTTGGTAAGGTGAAGGGCGGAACACAAATCGCCCTCAGTGGCAATCCGGGTGGTGGGCCTCACGTCCACTTCATCCAGCGAAACGACGGAACGGACGGCACCGGGGACGGCAATACCGACCCCTTGTCATTGTTGAAGGCCTTGCAGAAGGGCGAAACGGCTCCGACCGACGCCTCGGATCCGGGTTCCGGTGGCCCGGACTCCACCGGCTTTGGAGACGCCCTAGCGGCGGCTAAGACTGCATCGGTCTTTACCACACTGAATTTCCCCCAGGCCGTCTCAGCGGCCGAATCTCTCGTGTTGCGCGGCGACGATGCGCGTGGTCGATCATTGATGAACGATCAGCCACTACTTCCATTTATCGAGCAACTAGCCAAGGGTTCGTTGCGGTCATTCATGACCTTGCCTAACGGAGATTTCTTTTCCTTCCACCCAGATTATTTTGGAGCCTTCAACACCGCTCCTTACTGGGAGATTGATGACATCGAAGTCCTTGAAGGCAATATCGACCTCACGGACGAGGCGCTGATCACCCACGTCTTCGTGACCGGGGCTACGCTGCCGAGCCAGCAGATCGACATCACCCGAAAGCTAAACACCCATGGCGTAGTGAATGTCCTGAACGCGGGGACGGCTGATTTCCTGAATACCGACCCCAAGGAGGCCAAGAAGACCAACGAGCAGGGCGACACTAAGGAGAAGGACTTGACCCCGTTCCTGGGCTCGATAGACGCCTCTATCGCATTCCTGACCCGCTACGGCACGCGGCCTTATGTCGAGGATGCTCCGTTCATCCGCTCCCATATCTTTGAGACCTTCTACGCCTACCAGACATTTATGTTGGCCTGGGCGAGGCAGTTCATGACGACCTTTAGCTTCACCTTTATGCCGGAGATATACCCCGGAGGGCTAGTGAAGTTTAAGGATCACGATATCCAGATGTACGTAGACGAAGTACACCATTCCTGGGATTACTCGTCGGGCTTCACCACCCAAGCCAATCTCTCGGCTCCTTCTTCCACCGGAACGAACAAGAGCATCTCAAGAGGCATGGTCCGCGCGATGAGCCAGAAGGGTCTAGGGGATCAGTGAGCCTAGGCAAGCAATGGATGGAGGTTACCCACGTCTATCCTCCTAACAAGGAGGTCGCCGGAACGCTGCGCGATGGTGGGACCGTTGCCGTTTCGCTCTTCGAGGTCCCGTCAGGATTTCGGTGGCCCATCGAAGGAGAAATATGGACCATTGAGCGGGATCGCCTCGATAACACCCAATGGGTATTAGGCAATCGAGTCCATCATCAACTTCTGGACCACGAACTTGCCATCACGGATATGAGTCCGGGAGAGATGCGCCTTGACGCCACCTCGGTCGTAGATCGGAATGGCAGGCAAATACTCAACACCGAGAGCCCTCTACGAGAGTTCAACACAGCAGGGAAGACCAGTGCCCAGATTGACGCCTTGTTCTCGTCCGTCCCGCCAAACGGCACTTTTATTTCGGATCCGACCAATAAATTACTCCTAATCAGGCAAGCTGGGAAGTGGAATAAGACAGCCATTCTAACCACTATTGCCTAGGGCTGCGCTCTTGTAATCTCTGATGAGTTGGTCGCTGCAAGTAAATAATGGAGATTTGGTTCTAAACGGGGCTCAATTTGGGACCGTTACGGATGAAAATAAACTTGTGCAGGATTTTCGTCATTTCATCTTAGAAAAGATGGGGACTGACCCATCCTATCCATGGTATGGATCCTTGCTTGATGGAGGCGTAAAGCCCAACGGACAGGTGGTTGAATCCGTAATCGCAGGCACCGACTGGGGCCACCTCAAGCTGCGCATCGAAGCCGAAATTCGTCGTATCGCCAGCCTCTACCAGAATCAACAGGTCGAACGAGCAAAGCGAGATCGCGACCGCTACAACCGCTCCACGCTCTCGCTCGGGGAGGTTCTCGCCGCTGTGAATTCGATTGACTTCTCCCAGAACGCAGACGCTCTTACTATCACCATCCACCTTCAAAGCGGACGCGACAACAACCCAGTTGTAGCCCTTGACCTTCCCCCAGTAATCACACGTTAATATGGCTCTCACTCAGCAAGAACTAGCTGCACAAATGCTCGCCCAGCTTCGCTTGCTGGACCCTTCGGTTTCGGCCGAGGTGGGGACGCCCGAGCGTAAGATCCTTGACACGGTAGCTCAGGCGCTCTCGGACGCGCAAGTCGATCTCGTCCAGCTTTCGGGGGCCTTAGATATCGATTCCAAGGTAGGGTCCAAGCTAGATAACTTCCTAGCCTTGTTCGGATTCGGTCGTCAAAAGGCCGTTGCCGCTAGCGGGTTCGTGTCCTTCGGGCGAACATCCCCTTCGACTCAAGACATCCGGATCCCAGCCGGAACCCAGGTCATTGCCCCAAACCAATCATCAAGCCTGGTTTCCGCAGACACCCTTCAGAACGTCGTATTCGAGACGACGTTCGACACCACCCTACTTGCCGGACAGACTAGTGTTGCTGCCCCAGTGAGGGCAATGCTCACCGGGTCTATCGGCAACGTAGCCGCAAATAAGATCACCCTGTTTGCAGCAAACCCTGTCTACGGCATCCACACGGTCAATAACGAAGCGGCCATCTCGGGAGGAGTCGATCAGGAAGATGACGACCAACTTAAGGTCCGATTCAAGAACACCGTCTTCCGAAACCTCGCTGGCACCCAAGACCAATATATCGCTATTGCCGCCTCAGCAGCGACGACTACCAAGGTAAACGTTGTCGGCCCGATCTCCCGGTACCGGGAATACATTCAGGTACCTCCCGTAGACGACAACTCCGCGTATGACGTGGACAGTGATGGATCGCCGGATCTGGGCCTCGGTACGGTTGGCGAGTACACCACCGCTATGTCAACTGTTCCCTACTCTAAACACATTTATTCAAACGTTCCTAACTTCATCTCTAACGGTCAGAATGGCTCTAGCTCAGTCTTCTGGCGCGAGGGATTTGATTGGCGGATGAACGTTCTGTCTTCGGCCAAGGATCGCGGTGATACGCGACGTTTTGCCGCTACGAATATCGACGTGAGCGCCGCCAACGCACCTTTCCGTCCTAATATCACGTTCACCAACGTCTACACGGGTACAAACGATGACGTGGTAGCCATCCGGCCAGGAGACACCTTGCTGTTCGAGCATAGTTACATGTCTCAGGCTTCGCGAAATAACTTCGACATAAATGTTACAAATTGCGTTGATGTATATGTTGATGGAGCGAACGAGGTGGTTGGTTCTACCATCTTCCCTTCACCCGGTGCCTCGACTACCGCAGCCATCGTTAATACAGCCACGAGTAAATACTATCAACAGAATTATCGACTCGCGGGTCAACCTACAACACTCCCGACCCTGGGCTATCTCCTATTTCCTCTGTACTGGCAGCCGGTAGTTGATCTCCCTGAACAGATCATCATCTCAACTACGACCGACACCTCAATTTTCTACCTCGGCGAACACTACTTCCTCGCCGAGGATGTCACCGAACTTCGGGGAACGATCCGCGCTCGCAACGGAATCCTATGGAACCCCAATGCTAATGGAGCAACCTCGCCGTCCGACGTTGCCAGAACTGGGCTCTCACTTAACGAATTCCCAGCCGGGACTTCGGTTGCTGTGGATAATTATGTCTACGACCGCAACATCGTAGACCTTCAAGGCAATCTTGAGGCTTCTAAGCAGGTTACCACCGATGTCCTCGTCCATCGTGCCAAGCTCCGTTACTTCAAGCTTGACATCACCGTCATGTATGGATCCGGAGCGAATACAGCGGCAACCAACAACGCAATCCGTATTGCAGTAAATAATTACTTTCAATCTCAGTATTTTGGCAACGTTATCCAGCTATCTGACTTACTACAGGCGATCCACTCCGTCTCTGGCGTGGACAACGTGAGATGGTCCTCTGACTTGCCCAATTCGGTCGCTACGACGAGAGTCGCTGAGACGAGTCAGATGGGAGTCGAATTGGGCACGAATTTTTCATCAGATTTCTTCGTCAAGGATGATGAGCTTCCGCGCTTGTCTGAAGCTTTGAGTTCAGGTGACGAGTCAGGGGTCGCTAATAGACAGTGGGCCGCAGTGCCAGGAATTCTTATTAGGGCGCGAGCACAGAACTCGTGGCAGAGGTCGTAAATGGCGACAATCGGCATCCCCGGATATTCAGATGTCGTTAGACAGTCGTTCCTGGTCGAGTCCCTTGGCGGGCCAAAGGACACCTTTTACTACCTCGACCGCTTCCCGAACGAGATCTATAACAAGTCGCCCGACTCGCATCTCTACAAGTTCATGCGAACTCTCCTGGGCGAGGCGGGAGTCAACTGGATCAAGAAGGATTATCTCCAGGCTCGCATCTCCTTGGAGGAAATGGGTCTTGACTCCTTCGATTTGGATCGCTTCTTCGGATCCCCGTTTGCCTTCGGACGCATTATCGATGAGACCTTCGATCAGGCCCCGGATGGTGTTCTCGACAAGGATGCCTGGGAAGAGATCCGAGCTAAGAACGCCCGCTACCGCAACCGCGCGCTGGATTACGTCAACGGAGCGCGAGCCGGAAACACGCCATTCGGTATGCGTCTTACGGCTAAGGCGGGGCTCGGCCATGATGTCGAGATTATCGAGAACTACAAATACCTCTTTGACGTGCGCTCTGATGATCCTCTGGGCCTGGACAAACATGGGCAGACTGATTCGACCGGAGAGTTTGTTGTCGTTCCCCGACGTACCATCAGCCAGTCCGAGACGCAATCCATCAGCATCATCGGCGAGCCCTTTCTCCCCAATGCTGGGAGCTTCCGCCTAGTCTATAACGGTTCCCCATCAGACGGCACTTACTCGTACTTCGACGGGACCAGCACATTATCCTTTACCGACATCCCTTGGAACGCTACAAGGGATCATGTCCGTCTGGCACTAGAACGTATTGATGCGGTTGGAGAAGGAAACGTCAAGGTCGAGGGCGGCCCTCTACCTAATTTCCCGGTATTTATTACTTTCCAGAATGAACTAGCAGATTGGGATGTCCCGCAGCTTGAGTCAGTGAACAACCTTGCATACAACGACATCAATGGAAATCCGTTAAGTAACAATGTCGTCATCTTCATCGAAACGCTTGTGGGCGGTCAAGATGCGAGCGACGAGGTTGTGTCTATCGCTCCTAAGGATCAGTATACCCTACAACAGGCCTTGGACAGGATCCGCCCGCAGACTACCATTCCAACCCTGTACACCGGCAAGGGAACCAAGAAGGTTACAACGTGGAATCAGGTGGATTCCACGTCCGAATACACCGAGGTGGTCAGGTTTGTCACCGGTTCGCCTACGATAGATTGGCCGGTGCCCTCCCCTTCTAAGCCTTACAATTGGATCGAAGCTAAGAAGGAAAAGGAGGCTCCACGAATTCAAAACGACCTTCAGTATCATTATTCTGCGTTTCATAATATCTCGAAGGTCACCGCTTCGTCTGTCGCCGCCACCGCAGACGACATCTCTGTTGCGGACAAAGCACTAGCGAACTATGCCGAGCCGCTGTTTATCACCGCATCAAAGGAGATCAACGGAACCGGCGTATCCATGATTAACGGAATCTATCCTACCGACTATGCCCAGTTGCCGGGAGCGCCGCAGATCCAATATTCTTCCGACAATTTCTGGGCCTCAGCCGAACGAAGCGACGACGAATGGTTAACTATCCACTTCCCATTCGTCAAGTGTGTTAACTATATCTCATTCGATATTCTCAAGGTCCCGGTACAAATAGACATCGAATATGACATCTTAGACTCAGGAGAGACTGAAGAATGGCATCCCGCGCAGCCGGTCGGGCCGTTCTCCAACATCCTTTATCCATCGATGGATGAATCAAATGTCTGGGCTTCGCTAGGGCTTTCCTTTGTTGATTTAAAGAGCCAGCTTCCATGGTCCCGGGCGCTGAGGATCGGATTTACCCGTCTACGATCATATGATGATCAGATTAAAGTTAAAAACCTTAGAGCAGGAAGAAATATCGGATAATGGATAGATTTGTCCCCGACATCACCTTCCGTCATACGCTGCTGAGCGGAATCGAATTATCCTTTAATGACACCCAAGGCTCCCAGGCCCTTCCCGCATTTGCTTATCGAACCTTTGCTCTGCCAACCAATTATCTTAGGACAAATTTGGTCCCCGATATCACGGGCGTTCAGATTTGTGCAGACACACGCAATGGGTTCTCGGCTAACATCACGTTAGATGTCAACGAACTTGGCTATTGGACGAATCTGGTTCAAGGCAGCTACTCAGACGTAATTGGAGCGGAGAAGGAGTGGCTTCCGATCTTCTTCAACAGACCCGTCACCCTTCCGGCCGAGTATGTGAATAGACAGTTCAGGATCGGAGTCCAGTCGGATGATCCGGTCTACTTCGAATCTGGTGGGCTGGCCTTTAAGCTCATGACGTTCACGGCCGACTCGGGAGAAGACTTCCTCTCCAACCAGTATCGATCGATAGTTCGGCGGTCTAAGGCCAACAGCTTTGCCAGCTTCACTTCCGACACCAATTCGTTTTGGTACTCCAAGCCAAATCCTTCAAAATATGCCGTAGAGTCGCTCTACTTTGACGTTCGCCCCAACCCGCATACAACTACTTACGCGGTCGCCAATGAAGCTATCGATCCAAACGTTGATTCTGACGTTCTTGACGGAGGATATGTCAACTACACAAGCAGCACTATCGTCACAGATGATGAGTTGGGCCACGCCTGGGAGAACAGCAAGAATCCTTCAACCAACGGCACGGCGTATAGATACTTTGGATGGTATCCCGCTCCCAACGATCCTCGCAACATTTCTGTTACTTCCGGAGAAGAAGTATTTCTCCGCGTGTCACAGAAGGTCGTTGCACCGGGACCGGGAACTACGTCCTTCCGACTGGCTCCGCTCTGGCTCCGCGCGAATGGCACGGACTACGTTGGCACCGTCCTAGCCACATCGAATAGTCCGACAACGGATAGTTGGGTCGAACTCACGGGGCGGACGGTCGCTCCCTCGGACGCCGTAGGCGTAGCCATCGCGGCCATCTACACCTGGACCCCGGCTTCGGGATCGAACCTCGTTGTCCGTATCACCCGAGGGCAGATCCTCACCAATCCTGGTCCTGATGATCCAGAATTTGCAGTAGGAAATATGGCCGGGTATGTCTGGGCCGGGGCTCCTACGCTTTCGCCCACCCTAAAGGCAACCTTGAACCCTAATGACACCCCAGCGGTCATTGACCGGGTTCTCATCGATCCAATCACCCCAGGCGTCTATTTCAACCTGTACTACTCGAACGAGGGAGATCCAGGGGTCTCTGATTCGGATTGGGAGTCCAAGCTGTGGACCCCGGTATACCAAACATATCGCGCCGACCGGCGCGAAGAGCACATGTTGCCCGAACCGATCAAGGCCCGCTACGTCAAGATCGAATTCTCTCATCTCCAGGCGCAGCATTATTCTCCAGGCACCTTTTCCCAAGCTACCCGCTACAAGAAGCATCCAAAGTGGGTTCTCGATTACTTCCTGACCCGTCTGGACGCTGAGCAAACTACCGGAGACGCCTTTGTGGCGTCCCAGGTCAGGGTGGTATACAACGCGCTTCAGCTTGGATATGACTATTACCTAGATGACCTTCATCAGACCGCAGATACGCCAACGACTCAAGAGCTAGAGAATTTCCTTCGAGCGGGAGACGCACCATCCTCGACTATCGATCAGGACACGCTGAATCGCGTTCGCTTGGGCCTAGATCCATACACACAGCAACCGGCTGAACGTATCACGGGTCTGGAATTTCTCATCTCGGCCTTTGCTCAGGACACTCTTACTAAGAACTACCCCGTTGAACAGAAGAACCCAGCTAAGGCCATCACCGATCAAGTCTCGCAGCTTAACCGTGAGTCCTTGATAGTAGAGCAGAACTTCCCGGTCATGTTCTTTTACGTGACCTGTCGCCATAAGTATCGAGAGCTAGAGGCTAATTTCGAACAGGATCGCGCCTACTTCGTGGGCATCCGCGAGCTTGCCTTTGTCCGTGATCAATACACCACGGCGTCCGACCAAGGGACCTACATCGAAAACCTCACGGATTTCACGAATGTTATTCGTAATGATTTTATTGAAAGCTAATGTCTATCGCGATCTCTGAAAATTTCGACAACCCTTTGGGACAATACGTCAACTACGACGCTGCAATTGTCGAAGTAGATGATTTACGAGCCCGCACGCATACGGACATTAGGTCGTTCTATCATGACACGATTACTCGGCCTATCGAGCTAGTGGATCTATTGGCCGACTCCATGTCCGACCTCAATAATTTGACCATGCTGAATCTTGAGTCGGACAAGGTTATTCGACCCGCTGAAGGGTGGACGAGCGGGCTCTATGGATCCAACTCATCACTTGGTCGCAGGAACGCGCTTGGACTGTCAGGCCTGGCTGGAGACGTGCTGTCCACCACGTCGATAAGCACCCCCGTGGATCTATCAACGTACGATGGCGCTGATTGGGTCAGCGTCTCGCTCCCGTCTTTCCCGGGGGACAAGATCAATCTATCGGTCTCCTACGTAGAATTTACCCAAGGAAGCACGACCCAAAGGCTCTACTTCACTGCCGCAAATCCCGTAACTGGAAACCAGGAAGTCAAATGGCCGGTCTCTGCCCTAGGAACGGTTCTTCAACCAGACACGGTGAAATTTAGCTTCACGCTCACGGCTGTCGCGGTGGTCACAATCGCGGCGCTGCGCGTCCTGCCATCGACGTGGACCCCTACGAAGTTGGATATCGATACCCGCACCGAGCGACTGGTCTCGATTGTGGATCGCGACGGAAGCATCCCTACAACAAAGTTCCCGCGCCTGTGGAGACAGAGCGATACCGACATCTTGCCCATCAATAGCAAGATGTCTTGTAATTTTTATAGCGGACATTGCGATTTAGATAATTACCTAAAGTTTTACTTCCGAGGAAGAAGGGAGGACTTCCTTACCCAGCTAGACCTCGATGCCACCCTTGTCAGGGACTCAAATGGCAACCCGCTCTATGGAAACTCTCAGGAAAACCTTGACAGCTTGAAGCATCAGCCCGATTTCGGACAGGCCGTCTATAACCCCCGGCCCCAAACGGATTTTGACACCCAGAGTCAGACCGACCTCGACACCCAGAGTCAGGCGGCCCTCGAACGCCTTCCCGACTCCATCTCGGAATCCTGGATCGAAGTGACGTTGCAATGGGGTTCCATCGCTCGGCTTACCATCGCAACGACCGAGACTCTTTCCTCGTCTGATCAGTACATCTTCGATCTCGCGGGAGTATTTACCATCAATCAGCAATATCTCCTGAACCTCGACCTTCAAGACAACTCTATTTCGGTAAAACTATACGAAATTAGCAGTTCGGGAGAGATTGATTACAACGCGGTATTTGATACGGGGACCATCACAGATAGCTTCAAGCTGAAGCGGCGTAAGGGCCGTCTCGGCTGGGATCTCGGGCTGGCTGACGGAGACGCCTGGGTCGGTTCGATTTCTTCGCGCTCCCAAATGTTCGGAGAAATTATCAGCAACAACTTCGAGTCGATCACTCCTATCGAAGGCTCTCAGCTTATAGTCGGAAGCACACCACCTCAGGTCGTTGACCGCCAGGTACTTGGTTACCAATCTGCAACTCTCGCGGCGGATCTCTACAACGCTCGTTCAAGCGACGGATCTATGAAGGTTACGGCCCCACCAGGATCGGGAATTCAAACTTCGTTCTTTCTCATTGAGGATTTCTTCAACTCGACTATCGAGTTTGACTTTTGGTATCCCTCAGAGGCAGTCGGCCAGAACGTTTTCCCGGTGGCCTTCCTAGAAGGCGATCAAGGAAGGATCATTCCTCTCACCCTATCAGTTTCTTCAGGAAGTCGTTGGCAGCACTACAAAATTCCGCTGATTCCCGGAGGCGATGAACAAGCAGGCAACTATAAGTTTGTCATCGCCCAGATCAACGCGACCCAGACGTGGTGGATCGACAACCTGAAAATCTCGCGTAGAGCCATTAACTGGGCTGGCCGGGCCTCGACAGGAAATGCTTGGAACCAAGACTCTACGTGGGTTGAATTCCAAGACCTCATCAATTCCGAAATTGATGGCGTCCTCTTCGGGCAGCGGACCCGAATCCTTCAAATTCGAGGCCAATCCCTTGTCCCTGAAGGAAAAATCGACAAGTTTTACATCAATCCTAAGTACGCTCAGCTAGGACGAGTGCGATGACGGAGGCCTCATTCACCGTCTCGCCAGACGGCGATCCCATTTCGATCTCGACTTCATATGACACATACACGTACGCCCAAACTCATCATGAGGTTGATGTAGAATACACCTTCACCGGCAGCTTCGCGGGAGCGAACCCAGTCGAATGGCACTGGGATTTTGGAGATGGCACCGAAGCACTGGGCCAGGTGGTAACCCACACGTATACCGCTGGTAGTCCGGAGATCCAATGCACTCTCCGGGTGACTGATAGTGCGGGGAAAAAGACGTACGCCTGGGTCAACATGATGATGATCGTGCCTGTTATAGATGTCGCGCCACATAATTATCCGAGCAATTTGCTTTATCCGAGCCTTACTACTTATCCATAAAAACTAGATGAGCTTTGTTCCGAAATCATGGGAGAACAACCCCTCAGTAACCACGCCAATCAGCGCCTCAGCGCTGATGGACTTGGAGCAGCGCGTTTACAACAGCGCGTTAGCAGACGCAAGATCGTTTACCAACGTCAAAGCCTATGGGGCGACTGGAGACGGAACTACGGACGACACGGCTGCCGTACAGGCTGCCGTCACCGCAGTGGGCGCGGGCGGGACGGTCTACTTCCCGAAGGGCACTTATTCGCTATCGTCCGCGAGCACCAAGGCAATATCCGTTACCGGCAATATAACCCTCATCGGCGACGGGGAATCGAGCGTCCTAAAGCACAGCGGGACGGTCAGCACTGGAGGAAAAAACTTTATCGAGTGCAGCGGGATCGGGAGCCGCTGCGTGTTCAGATCGCTCAAGATGGTAGGGCCAACACTCTCGGGCTCGTCATCAACTGTTGACAATACAGCCGTCTTTCATTCATCTACAACAACCGGAACCCTGGTTATCAATGATTGTTATATTTCTGGCTTTGCTTATAGCGTCCGAACTTGGAGTGGTGGTACTCATCGGGTAGAGGTTTACAACTCCCGAATAGAGGGAGCCAACTTTATCACCCCTGGGTCTATGGGATTAGTTATCCCTGGAGCCCTGGGCGCAGAGTTGATCGTTGACAACTGCGACTTCTCCAAGACCGGCGAAACCGCCGACACGTTCCACTGCCATTGCATCTACATCTACGAGCCAGTGGCCTTCAGCATTACTCGTTGCCGCTTCGACAACGTGAAGGGCCGGTATTTCCAGTCCTTTAG